AGTTCTGCTGCTGAAAAGTCTGGTATTTCACAGACACCAACAACATCAGGTACAGAGTTTGGTGCCGGTAAAAATGTTTCATCTACACCAATGCCAACAACATCAACACCTGCGGCACCTACCCCTAAGTCACCTGAACCAGAGGCCAAGGGTGCTGTAACAACTGCTCCTGAAAAGAAGCAGAGAGAATCTGGAACAACATTACAAAATGTTGCTGAAAGCGTCCAAGTTGGTGATTATAAATATAGGATTGTATAATGATTGATGAAGCACATATTCCCAAGAGACCTCCTATTGAAAAGAGGGCTCTTGGTGCCACAGAATACAGAAAAGGACATAGGGACGCAGACGCCATGCAAAATCAATACGGTGGTAAACGCTATAACCTTTCTGTTACTAAAAAACTGGCCGAAGAAGATATGAAGAAGGCTATGAATAAAGTTTCGCAGAAGAAACTTAGAGTTGCTGGTACTATGACAGGTAAACCGGCAGATTTGGTTACACTAGAGCCTGAAAAGAATATTAATGGCCAAGGAATGCAAAACTAAAATCTAACTTGTAGAAAGAAGGAATACTAAAATGCCATTATGGGGTAATAAAGATAACGCTGCCAATTCCGATATTGCAGCCGTTTCATACATCAACAGAACAACAACTGCTGCTAATCAGACAGCACTCTATGGTAATACAAGAATTGGACAGTTCGTTACCAATACATCAATCGGTCAGTTCGCCGTTGATACAAACGAAATGGCTGCTGCTAATACAGGTCGTGCTAAACCTGCTCACTCAGGTTGGGTCATTCGCCGTGAAGGCACAGGTCTCCGTGCTGGTCGTGTTACATACGAAGTCCTCGTTGCAACAGGTTCAATCTCAACCGATGGTTCGGATGATACACAGTTCCCAGATTACCGTATCACAATTACAACAAACCCATCAAGTGCAAATGGTGCTGGCAACGTCAATCTAACCGTTGCTGCTACATCAACACCATCAGGCGCTACACTGGCATATGCTTGGCAGCGTAACCCAGGTTCAGGTTGGGTTTCTGTTCCAAATACAGCCGGTGTATATTTCAATAATACATCACCAACACTTGTTGCAAATGCAGCAGTTGCAAACGCCAATACCTTCCGTGTTCTCGTTTCCACTACAGGTGCAAACACCGTTACATCAGCCAATGCTGCCGTAACAACACCTTAAGGGGATTTAAATGAAAACTTTCCGTGATTATCTAAAAGAAGAAGTAAAAATCGGTGCCCTCGCAAGCGGGGGTATCGGCATTGAGCGTGATGCAGTAAGAGACGAAATTAACGGTATTCTCTCCGGCATTGGCTCACAACCATGTATTACACCTTATGGTTCACTAAACAGGATTCGTAAGGCCCTTGCCTATTTCAGCATCTTCCTTCCAAAGAAAGTGTATATGGAAGGCCGTCATGGTATAGAGGTTTGGGAAATTCATCAGTTCGGTGATAAGATGGGTATGACCGACCAAGGTGAGTTTATCAAATCTGTTCCTGCCAAGTATTATCTTTTCTTACATTATCATTTGATTGGTTCAATGTATTATCTTGAATCTAAAATTGTTGATGATAATGAACTTGAAGAAAGATTGAGTCGCGCCGAGCGTATGGTTGCGGAAGAGGCCGATGCATCTAACCGTCAGGGTATTGCTAAAGCAATGGCTCCTAAAGAACCAATGCATGATGAAGATGATGATGGCACCGTAAGCACAAAGAAGGCTGTTGAGGTTTCTATGCGCCGTAAGGACAAGAAACTATCTGCGGACTCTTTGGATGAAGCAATGACCCGTAAGCAGAAAGATATGGCGGTTCGCCGTTTCATGTCTCACGATCCAAAGGCTGGTGAAAGTATTCTTGCTATGGGTAAGAAAGAGCGTGAAGAGAAGAAATCATTTGCTTCTGGTAAGAAAGAGGTCAATCGTCTCAAAGAAGAAGAACAGATTGATGAGGTTTCTCTAGGCAAACTTGTTCGCTATAAAAATGAACGAGATAAAGATGTAAGAGTAACTGGTATTTCTGCTTCTCATTCAGAAGATATGGCAAAAGGCCATAAAGCAAGCGGTAATGAGAAAAAGAGTAAAGAGTTTTCTGATGAAGGAAAGTGGCTAAGAGGTAAGCAAGACAAAATGAAAGCAGGTATTAAACTTGCTGATAAGAAGATGAAAGGTAAAGCAAGAGTAAATGCTTCTATGCCTAAGCATCCTTACATGGAAGAAACCATGGAAGAAGGTCGTATGCCTCCTTCTGTTATCGCTCATAAACAAAAACTTGCTTCTATGTCCGACAAAGAGTTTGCTGAAAAGCACGGTCATAAGTCAGAAAAGCAATTGCGTGATATGGGTGCCCGTCATGGTTATGGATTTGATAAAGCAACCAAGACAGGTAGCGACCATTATGTAAAACGTGCCGCATCTAAACAGATTGATGAGAAGGCCCCTCCAGGTGCCAAGTATGAAAGAATGGTTAAGCACATCAAGGCAGGTTATGCTAAAGATGGTCTAACTGCCAAGGAAAAAGGCATTGCCTTTGCTACGGCATGGAAGGCCAAGAAAAAAGAACAAATGGACGAGGCCATGGGTTCTGTAAAGAAGTCACATGCTTATAGAAAAATGAAAACTAAGGTAAATACAATTGTTAGAAAAGGCCTCGGTAAAAAAAGAGAAACCGGTACCATTCTTGTAACAAATAAAGGTGATCCACATGCTGCCACAGGTGGTGGCGTTCGTCGTATTCCAAAAGATAAATATGATCCTTCAAAGCACAATATGGCATCAGAATAAATGTAATGTCTTTTGATTTAAATGATGATAATTTTTTGATATATGCCGCTAAAAATTATGATCGTCCTCATATACTCCATTCAGAGTTTGAGGACGATCTAAAGCGTATAAAGTATGTTAAAAGATTGTTAAGAAAATATAAACAAACTGGTGAGTTTAAAGAACGATTAGTTCTTAACCATGTTATTATTCTTTCTAATGTCTTTGGTGTTCAACCAACAGTCAATATGCTTTTCTTTAAATGTGACCAAGAAGATTACTCACTTTTAAAAACTATTTTAATTTTCCTCAACTACTTACCTAAAAGTTTAACTGTAACGTTTAATAAATACCATATTAGACAAGAGGAAATCCCTGTGGATTTGTCCGTAGCGGATATATTAAGAAATATCTAAAGGTTGCTTCGCAATGTCTCGCTTCGCTCGACGGGTTGCTTTTGGTTATTCCTTAAGATGGTTTCCGGAACCAATTATACAAAGACTTAAAAACTATGGCAAGAGGTAAAATGAAAAATATTTCAGAAGAAGGCGCTCCAACCGTAAATGTAGGCGGTGGAGATATTGCTGGTGTAGGTATACCTAAAGCAGGCAAGGCCGCTAACTGGGGAGAACCTGGTGTGTCACCTAGACATCAACCAAAGAAGAACAAGACACCATCTACCAACTCGGTAGTTATGTCTTTGGTTCGTAGGGCACCACCAAATATGGTAGCAGAAGATTCATTCGCAGGTAATGTTGTATTTGAGGTATCATCAAATGTGTTTCATAACCTAAAGTTAGAGAAACGCAAAGGCCAACACTGGAAAACATATCTTGGGGAAGATGATGTGTTATCCGAAATTAGAGAATATGCTAATAAAAACCCACACAAACCCATTATAGTTCGTAATGTGACAACAAATGAAATGTGCTATGTAAGATATGGAAGAAAAGGACGATAGTATGTATAATATTACACCAGAAATCCTTAGAAAGATTGCTGGTGCTTCTGTAAGTAGAAATATTGTAGATGGATTAGTTGAACACTTGCCAGAGACACTAGAGAAGTATAATATAAACACCAGATTAAGAATAGCACACTTTCTCGCTCAACTAGCACACGAAAGTGACCATTTTAGAACTTTTGAAGAATATGCGTCAGGTGCGGATTATGAAGGACGCAGAGATTTAGGAAATGTTGTAAGGGGTGACGGCAGAAGATACAAAGGCAGAGGTCCTATTCAGATTACAGGGCGTTATAATTATCGCAAGTATGGTAAGATTTTAGGTGTTGATCTTGAAGATAACCCACACCTAGCAGCAACACCAAGACTTGGTACATTAATTGCTGGAGAGTATTGGCATCAAAATAATTTAAACGAGTGGGCTGATAGAGATAACGGTAAACAGATAACCAGAAAAATTAATGGCGGTTATAACGGTTTGAATGATAGATTAGAGAAGATTGAACGGGCTAAAAAAGCATTAGCATCGGCCGAGATTATTAGAGATTTACCATCAACATATGAAGAACCGGATAAAGTAGAAGTTGTTAATGAAAATCCAGAGAAAATAGAAAGTTTACCGACTTTCGTTCAACTCAATCTTCTGGAGAATAGCAATGACTAAAAAGTATTTAGATAGAAAACCAATTCTTCCCAAGGTAACCATTGTAGATGAACCTTGGATTATGCGTTACTGGCGGCCAATGATGGCGTGGCAGTATTTTCTAGTATGTTTATGTGATTTCATTATCTTCCCATCGACTGCAATGTATTATGCGTCAAAATATGGTGTAGCAGAACATTTTAAATGGGACCCGATTACACTCTCATCAGGTGGTTTTTACCACATTGCAATGGGTGTAATCATTGGCGTTGCAGCCTATTCAAGGGGGCAGGAGAATCTATTAAGAACGAGAATGTTCGCCCAGGCTGAACTACCAGGTAAATCTTCATCGGAGGAGTGTGATGAAGATTTATACATAGATGAAGGATTGGAGCCCCCAGCCCATCCTACAACTAGACCTAGAAGAGGGGGATAATAGAAAGGATTGTTAACTCTAATGGCAGACAAAAACACCAACGACTTTGATAATGAAGTTGGTGGATTCGCTATCAATAAGGTTCCACATTTAATATCCGCCATCATTGCTGTTGGTGGACTTGTGGCCGCTTATTTTATGACCGTAGGTGAATTTAAAGTAAAAGATATGGAACTACAACAGAGAGTAATGTACCTAGAGCAAAAAGTTGACCATATAGAAGATAGTGTTGATTCTATCAAAAACAAACTTGATGCTCGTATTCCTGTTGTAGATGAGGACCGTCAAAGTTTAAGGAAAGAGATTGACGGTCTTAAAGAAGTTTTACAACAAATGAGACCATTCCTGAAAAAAAGCAATTGACATAGAGTCAATAATGTTATAAGATTGAAACCTTCGTTATGTATCAGGTGGAATATGTCCGTTTATGTTGATAAGAAGTATATCTCCCTCCTCTCGCCGAAACTTTCCCAGTTTAAGCAGAGGGGGGAATTTTTATGGAATTTTAGGTGTCCTGTATGTGGAGATTCCCATAAGGATAAACTAAAGGCCCGTGGATACATCTATAAACGGAAAGAACATTTTGGATTCATGTGCCACAATTGTGGTTCAACCATGGGTCTTTCCAAGTTTATTAAGTATGTTGACCCACATCTTTATACCGAATACCAGTTGGAATCATTTGTTCAATCTAACACTACCAACACCAAGGTAGATGTTAACCAGTTTATAACAAAACCTGTATTCAAAACAAATACTTTAAGTAATGATTTGGTGCCTTTAAAATCTCTTCCATCAAACTTTGCGGCTCGTAAGTATATTGAGGATCGTAAAGTTCCTCTTAAAGACCTTTACTATACTTCCGACTTTGCGGATTATATAAAGAACCAGTTTCCAGAGAACGACAAGGTGCTATATAAGGAACCAAGAATCGTCATTCCTTTTTATGATAAGGATGGAAATCTATTAGGTGTTCAAGGTCGTTCCATCGGCCAGTCTAAAATCAAATACATTACAATCAAATCATCCGAAGAGGCGCCCAAAATCTTCGGTTGGAATAATATTGATACTAGTAAAAGGGTATATGTGGTTGAAGGGCCAATTGATAGTCTATTCCTGGAAAATGGCGTTGCTACAATGGATGCTAATCTTACTCATATTGTTCCTATTTTAGGTATTGACAAAGATTATACTTTCGTTTATGATAATGAACCTCGTAATAAAGATATCATAAGGTATATGAGAAAGTCCATTTCACTGGGTTATAACATTTGTGTATGGCCGGAACATATCCGTCAGAAAGATATTAACGAAATGATATTAGCAGGTAAATCACCTGCTTCTATCCAGCACATTATAGATACCAATACTCACAACGGGATTATGGCCACAATGAAGATGAACCAGTGGAGCAAAGAATGATGTTAAAATTTACTAATTCCTCAGAGGGCCGAAATGGTGATCCTCTTTATCTAAACAAGGACTGGATTGTATCCGTTTATGAAAATGCAAACGAAGGCGGATCATTACAGACTATAATTTTTGGTGGACCTGGTGCAGGTATACCATTTCAAGTAGAAGAAAGTCTCGGTGAGGTTATTAAGATTATTGAAGGTGAAGAATGAACGACGCCAAAATTATTGCTTTAACTAATCCTATTCTTTCTGCATGGGAAACAGGAACAGAAAGTCCGATTGGCGCAGAGGCATTCATTGCTTATACCGCCAGAGTATCAAATCCAAGCAATCAGAGTAACACACTAACAGCACCAAAACTCCTATCATATCTAATCAAACATAAACACTGGTCGCCATTTGAAATGGTTTCTGTCACAATGGAAATCAATACAACCCGTGATATCTCACATCAGATTATCCGTCATCGTTCTTTTTCGTTTCAAGAGTTTAGCCAGCGTTATGCTGACCCAACTAAAGACATGTCTTTTGTAACAAGAGAGGCAAGACTACAAGACGCCAAGAACCGTCAGAATAGTATTGCAACAAGTGATAAAGAGTTGGAGAATAAATGGTATGAACAGCAACGGTGGGCGATCATATTTGCTAAAGAAGAATATAATAAAGCAATCGATAATGGCATTGCCAAAGAACAGGCAAGAGCAATTCTACCAGAAGGTCTAACCGCAACTCGTCTATATATGTCAGGGACACTTCGTTCTTGGATTCATTACATCGACGTTCGTGCGGAAGTAGGCACACAGAAAGAACACCGTCAGGTTGCTTTGGCGGCACAGAAAGAAATTTTACAGCATTTTCCATCACTAAGGGACTATTGGCAAGAATAAGAGGAAGTAAGAATGGACAGTTTATATCAAGAGTTTATTTACAAAAGCAGATATTCACGTTATCTACCTGAATTGAATAGAAGAGAAAATTGGGAGGAAACAGTTGAACGCTATCTTACCTTTATGCATAATCACCTCACCAGTAATTATAGCTATGATATGGGTCCTGTTCGTGAGAAGGTAAAGAAAGCAATTATTGACCTCAAGGTTATGCCATCTATGAGAGCATTGATGACCTCCGGTAAGGCATTAGAAAGAGACAACACTTGTGGTTATAACTGTTCGTTTCTTCCTATTGATGACCCTAAGGCCTTTGATGAGGCTATGTTTATTTTATTATGTGGCACAGGTGTTGGGTTCTCCGTTGAACGGCAGTTTATCAATCAGTTGCCAGAGATTCCAGAAAAACTATTTGACTCTGAAACCGTAATCGTCGTAAGAGACAGTAAGGAAGGATGGGCAAAGGCTCTCCGTATGCTTATTGCGCTTCTCTATACGGGCGAAGTTCCAAAGTGGGACCTGGCCAAGGTTCGACCGGCAGGTGCTCCTCTAAAGACATTTGGTGGTCGTTCATCTGGACCAGGCCCACTTTCGGAACTATTTAAGTTTACTGTTAAGATGTTCCGCAATGCTCATGGTCGCCGTCTTACCTCACTTGAATGTCATGATATCATGTGTAAGATTGGAGAGGTTGTGGTGGTCGGTGGTGTGCGTCGGTCTGCTATGATATCACTATCTAATCTATCAGATGACCGTATGCGTCACGCTAAGGCAGGTGCATGGTGGGAAGCAAACCCACAGAGAGCGTTATCAAACAACTCAGCCGTGTATAATGAGAAACCAGAAATCGGTTCATTCATGTCCGAGTGGGTATCACTATACGAGTCAAAATCAGGTGAGAGAGGATTATTCAGTCGTGAAGCATGTCAGAAAATTGCTAAACGAAATGGACGCCGAGACCACGAACAAAATTTTGGAACAAACCCATGTTCTGAAATCATCCTTAGACCATACGGTTTCTGTAATCTTACAGAGGTCGTCATACGAGCAGCCGATACTATTGAGGATGTTAAAGAAAAGATTGAGGTTGCTACTATACTCGGTACTTTCCAATCTACTTTAACAGACTTTCCTTATCTAAGAAAGATTTGGGTTAAGAACGCCGAAGAAGAAAGACTGCTTGGTGTTTCTTTTACAGGTATCTATGACTCCAAACTATTCAACAACCCACACGATAAAGAGATTAAGGCACGCCTTGCTTCTCTACGTGATTATGCTATTGAGGTAAACAATGGACTCGCAACTACTCTTGGAATCAATCCCTCTGCTGCTATTACTTGCGTTAAACCTTCTGGTACTGTATCTCAACTATGCGATTCGGCCAGTGGTATCCACCCTCGCCATTCTAACTTCTATATTCGTCGTGTTCGGGCTGATAATAAAGATCCTCTCACACGGTTTATGAAAGACAAAGGTGTGCCTTGGGAACCAGATGTTATGAAGCCTGAGTCCACAACTGTATTCTCTTTCCCAATGAAAGCACCAAAGGGCGCAGTAGTAAGAGACGATATTGACGCAATCAAGCACCTGGAGCTATGGGCAGTCTACCAAGAGGCATGGTGTGAGCATAAGCCATCCGTCACCATCAATGTTAAAGAAGATGATTGGATGGACGTGGGTGCGTGGGTGTATCGTCACTTTGATGAAATGTCCGGTGTGTCATTTTTGCCACACGATGGAGGCAGTTATCGCCAGGCACCTTATGAGGAAATCTCTAAGGACCTTTATGAAGCAATGCTGCCAACTATACCAACTCATTTGGATTGGGACACTCTACAAGAGTTTGAGGACAATGTGGAAGGTGTCCAAACTTTAGCATGTACCGCTGCTGGAGGATGTGAGATATGAATAGGATTCCAAAATTAATCTATTTGACTGTTATTGTCTTTGCATTTTTAACGTGTGGTTTAAAAGCGAAGGCAGAAACATATATTACCATCAGCAAATCACAGCAAATGATGCAGGTTGATAGTGATTATGGTTCTTATCAGTGGCCGGTTTCAACGGCACGTAGGGGTTATTATACCCCTACGGGAACATTTCATCCATATTCTCTTCAACCAATGCACTACTCAAGGAAGTATGATAATGCGCCAATGCCACACTCTATTTTCTTTTCTGGTGGATATGCTATCCACGCTACTCCTCATACAGGTAATTTGGGCCGTCCTGCTTCTCATGGTTGCGTTCGTCTACACCCAAGTCATGCCTCTACTCTCTATAACATTGTAAAGCATGACCCTGACACGACTATTCGTATCGTGCCTTAACTGTCATAAAACGGTTAATGTCGTTCCACTATAAATATTGGTGCCTTTAACCGAAGGAGCGGAGTTGAGTAGTAAGAAGAAAAAATATAGAGCAATCTTTATATCCGATGTTCACCTTGGCACCAAATACTCTAATGCTGAAAAGTTATTAGAGTTCCTCAAAGAAACTGAAGCTGAAAGATATTATCTCGTAGGAGATATCATTGATGGATGGATGATGCGAAAAAAAGTCTATTGGCCTCAGGCACACAATAACGTTGTCCAGTTTTTTCTGAAACAATCAAAAAAGACCGTTGAGGTTATCTTTGTTACTGGTAACCACGACGAGTTCCTTCGTGAATACACTGGAACAGAAATGGGTAACATTAAACTAGTGAATGAAGCAATACATCATGGCGAAAATGGTAAAAAATACCTTGTTATACACGGCGACCAGTTTGACCTTGTTACGATGAACGCCAAGTGGCTTGCCTTAATTGGTGGATGGTTGTATGATAGAATGATTGACTTGAATAGATATATGCAGAATATATATCATATACTAGGTATACGTGGTTTTTCTCTCTCATCATGGGCAAAATCCAACGTTAAGGAGGCAGTAAACTTTATCGGTGACTACGAAAAGGTAGTTTCAAATGCAGCCAAAAGGAGATGCGTCGATGGGGTTATTTGCGGTCATATACATTCTGTTAATATATCTACTATTTCTGATATTGAGTATATAAACTGTGGTGATTGGGTAGAATCCTGCACCGCTATTGTTGAACACCATAATGGAAAGTTTGAGATAATAAGACGATGAGTAACATTACTATTTTTACCGATGCATGGGAACCACAAATTAATGGTGTGGTCACCACCTTAAAGACAACTATTAAACATCTTGAAAGTCGTGGATACGAGGTCAAGGTGGTTCATCCTGGTATGTTTAAACTAACCGTACCACTACAACCCTCAACTGGCATCTATATGCCGCTTTTGCCTATGGGACTTGCTGATGAATATATCAAGAATGCCGAACATATACACATAGCAACAGAAGGAAGCATAGGCCTTGCCGCAAGACATTATTGCAAAAAGTATAAAAGACGTTACACAACATCCTTTCATACTAGATATCCAGAGTACCTATATGAACACGCTTATATTCCACCAAGAGTTACTAGCAGGTATTTTCGTTGGTTCCATAGAAACAGCGATTGTGTTATGGTACCTACCCCCGCCATGGTTGATTACTGCACTAAAATGGGTATCAAACGAGTAAAGATATGGTCCCGTGGTGTTGATACAGACCTATTCAAACCATCGGATTGGACTAACGTAGGAACTATCCGAGCCGTTTATGTCGGTAGAGTATCGGCAGAAAAGAACCTAATTGAATACCTTGAGATAAGTAATCCAAATATTAGTAAATATGTTATTGGTGACGGGCCGCAACTGGATGAATATAAAGCAAGATATACAGATGCTTATTTTCTCGGTCGTAAAACACAACAAGAAATTGCTGACCTTTTACCAGCATATGATGTGTTTGCCTGGCCTTCTCTAACTGATACATTTGGATTGGTTGTGTTAGAGGCCATGGCCTGTGGATTGCCTGTTGCTGGATTAGACAACGAGGTAAATAGATATATCATTGAAGATGGTAAGTCAGGTATTCTATCAGATAGTTATCATTTTATGGAAGCAATTGTAAAGGCATCTAAACTTAAAAGAGAAGATGCTGTAGCAAGGGCGAAACAATTTTCATGGGAGGCGGCCACTGACCAGTTCATATCTAATTTAGTTTAACATGACCGAATTGGATAAAATCCTATTAGAACAACTTCATATTGCCCGACATTTGGCAAAGAAAATGAGAAAGGCAAGGAGAGTTATGGGACTTGATTCCGCCCTCCTTACTCTTCAGGAAATGAATGGAAAGAGAATACAATACTTAGAGTATATGATAGAGGATAAAACTTTACTACATAAGAAGATAAGGAAGAAAAGACAAAAAGATAATGACATATTGGCCAGGAGTACCTCATATGAGTGGTATAGAAACATCATGATAGTATCCAATATTGGTTATAAAATGATGGTAGAGTCCTTTCAGACCTATATGTCCTTCTTTAATAATAAGAAAGGTAAGAATGATGGCATTCAGTAACGGTTCCCAAATACTAGACCAGATAATTGAAAATCTGGTAGATAGCGATGTTTCATATGATGATAGAAAGATTGTCTATGAAATCTTGCTAGAGGTCTTTGAGGACTTTGATGCTAAAAATCTTGAAGAATGTTTAGATATGGATAAGGCCTGGGATGAGGTATGGAACGAGAAATATCCACCCGAGGTAGAAGATTATGAGGATGAAGAATGACTGATTCGAAGAGTTACATTATAGGTTTTGGTATTGTTATTACTTTCATCTGTGCTGTTGTTACATATATCCCACCTGGTATTCGTTGTTCTATGGTAGATAACGAAATAAAATGTGTGTCCATCCGCCTGTTCTAAATAGGTGCTATGACATGGATACACAATAGAGAACCCCTCACAGAAATTCCTGAAAATGCCATTGGTTTTGTTTACCTCATAACAAACCAAGCCAATGGTATGAAATACATCGGCAAGAAGAACTTTTACTTTTCTAAGACCAAGCAAGTCAAAGGTAAGAAGAAAAGAATAAAGGTCGAGTCTGATTGGAAAGAATATTATGGTTCCAATAAAACTCTTGTCGAACATGTCTCACTATTCGGTGAGAATAAGTTCATTCGTGAAATAATCCACCTTTGCTATACTAAGGGGGAAATGACATATTACGAAACAAAGGCAATCTTTGCCGATGATGCGGTTATTTCCGAAAAGTATTATAATGATTGGGTAATGTGCCGAGTAAGGAAAAATCATATAAAAAAGACTTGACATTCCGTTCTTGAAGTGATAATATGTAACATCATGAAAGGAAGCACTATGAAAGTTGTTGTATATTCCAAAGATTCCTGTCCTTATTGCGTCAAGGCAATAAACCTCCTAGAAACCACCGACCTTGAGTTTGAGGTAATGAAACTTGAAGAACACTTTTCCCGTGAAGAACTCTTGGAATGGTATCCTTCTGCAAAAACTTTTCCTGTAATAACACTTGACAACATGTGGATAGGAGGATATAATGAGTTGGTAGAAGTTGTTGATGAATGGAAAAAGGAAGACTAAAATGAGTTTGTTTGATAAATATGCCTTGAAGGAAGACTTGAAGAACGGCATTCATACGGTTGTCTTTGAAAAAACCGATGGTACAATCCGTGAAATGCGTTGTACCTTACAACCTGATATGTTGCCGCAGTTTTTGTCGGAAGTATCGGACCGAGTAAGGAATGAACCTGAAGGCACAGTTGCCGTTTGGGATGTTGATAATCAAGGATGGAGGTCATTTCGTGTTGATTCCGTCCAAACTGTATTGAAGGAATAGATAATGCCGCATCCGCATAAAAATAGACCTCGCAAAGGTCGCCGAAAGATTGGTTCTGTTAAACGCAAAGCCCGTAACAACCGTAAGAGGAAGTAATGTCACAAGATAATGGAATCTATGTGCTAGTTACAGAAAGTGATAATGGGCCTGAGTATCGTGTAAAGACGGCCTCGGCCATTGGTAACATTTATGGTGAATGGAATGATGAAAACGGAAAATATGATGGTAATCTAGACGCTATTAAAAATGTGTTCGCCGAGGCACCAGTGTTCTATACTCTAAACGAGGCACTGGACTATGCTGAACAAGAGGAATATGACGTAGGTACCACGGAAGATGGTATCTGTGTTATCAACGAGTTTAAGGACTATGGATACATCTTCGGATAAGGAGACAGAAGTGAATAAATCAGCCGTTAAACGCCCTAAGTTTGCGGATGAAAAGTATATGGGTTCTGAGCCAACCGTAACCGCACTATCGTCGGAAACGGATATGACTCGGGCCTATAACTGGTTTAACTACTTTTATACCAGTGAAGATGCTAAGAAATTTACCATAACATACCTAAAGAGTATCAAGTATGATGCAAAAATTATACGAAAACTTGAACTGGTCAAATGCGTTGAACTGCACTCCATCGGATGGAACTGCCGGTTACTCCAAAACGGATCTACTCTTCCAGAAGATGTATGGGAATCTATCGAAACCCGTATCAAAGAACTTGCCTCACAAGTCGTGGAAACATCGGAGACTGAGGAAGACCAACCGACGACCAAAGTCGTCTCGATTCAGGATCGTATAAACCACCGTGCTTCCGATTTGATTGGAGAACTGGAGGAGCAGTTAGATGTGTTCTTTAAAGAAGGAGTAATCCAGTTTGACATTAAGAAGTGGTCCCTTGAGAAGGGAATTAAACCGCAAGTTGCGACGAGGATTGCAGAACACTTCCGTCCTCAATACGAAGAAATCACCGAGGCCCTTGAAGGTAAAGACCCAGACTTGGTGGAAGCGTATGCTGGCTGGCGTGCCCCTGTTCTCAAGGTTATGGCCGTTTTCATAAAGCGGATTATAGACTATCTTAACAGCACTGCCGAAGCAGGCAAGGCTCTACGCAAACCTCGTAAGAAAAAGGTTAAACCACCGTCAGTATTGGTGGTAAAGATGAAATATCGTCCTGATTGGGCCGATCTAAATATTAACAGTATAGACCCGAAAGGAATCATCGGTGCTTCGCAACTTTGGGTTATCAATTCCAAAACTCGTAATCTTTCTGTTTACCATTCCGTGGATCCTGATGGCCTTTCGGTCCGAGGGTCAACGATTACAGGATATGATGAGGTATCTTCTATCACTAAGAAAGTCCGTAAACCACGAGACATTGTTCCACAAGTTCTAAACGAAGGTAAGGTTGGTCTGCGTGGTATTATGAAGAGTTTAACAACCGCTGAAACACAGGCCAATGGTCGTATTAATACAGATACAATCCTTTTGAGAGTGCTTAAATGAATGTAGAAGCAATGGTATGGACTTGGATTTACACGGGTATGGCAGTAGGAGTAATATCAATCTTAATACTGCTATGGGCAATATTTTTCGAAAACAAGGAATAACAAATGACCGACAAGGTAATCGAGTTTCCAAAACATAAAGTTGTTCGTGACATTCCTGGTGAGGTATTCGAAGAGAGAAATCGTAAAGCAGACCAAAAAATGGCAGATGCTTTGGTTGATGACATGGCAGGATTAATTGCAACAGAGTTGGATAACTTTGACCTTGATGTTCAAAGTAAGAGCTTTGCCAAAGACTTTATCGTGGTTGTTGATGCTTTGAAATCCGTCATCTACCGCCAATTTGGACTCAAACATCATTTCCATGACTTTGCCGATAAGAACATTTCCATTATAGATGCCGATTTCGGAACTCTTTCAAAGGAAGAAATCCAGGATAAGATTGATGAGGTAATGGCAGACCTGGTTGCCACAAAAGAAAAACTTGACAGCGAAGCAGAAGATTGATATAATACTATATCATCGTGAAGGAAACATTATGTCTTATATGTTGATTGACCTCAACCAGGTGCTTATTAGTAACCTAATGCAGCACCTAAAAATGATTACCAAACAGCATGAAATGTCCGAAGACCTAATTCGGCATATGTGTATCAATACAATCCGTTCCAATGTTAAGCAGTTTAAAAATAAGTATCCAAATGTAATTCTTTGCTGTGACAATAAGAAGTATTGGCGAAAAGAATTTTTCTCCTTCTATAAATCACAGCGTAAGGTAGATCGTGAGGCCTCAGGCCTTGACTGGTCTATGATTTTTGACACGCTGAACCGACTACGGGATGAAATGAAAGTATATTTTCCCTACAAGGTTCTTGATGTTGATGGTGCCGAGGCTGATGATGTGATTGCGGTCCTAACGGCACGACTGGCACCATCCTCCAATATTCTTATTTTATCATCTGACAAGGACTTTGGCCAGTTACAAAAGTATCCTAATGTAACCCAGTATTCTCCTATCCTTAAAAAGTTTATCAAGATTGATGACCCTAAGACATTCATCCGTGAACATGTTCTAAAAGGTGATCGTGGTGATGGTATTCCAAACTTTCTATCTCCTGATGACACATTTGCCAGAGGAGAACGTCAAAAGATACTAAATAGTAAGAAACTCCAGGAATGGGTGTCACAAGATGCGGAAACTTTCTGCACTACCGATATTATGCTTCGTGGTTTTAAGCGCAATCAAACTTTGGTTGATTTTGACTATATACCTGATGACATCCGAACCAGAATCGTGGAAGCCTTTGAAGAAACGAAACCTGCGAACAAAGAGAAGATGTTAAATTATTTCATCGACAAAGGTCTAAAAGTAATGATCGAGTCGATTAGCGATTTCTGAGGATAAAATGGCAAATAAGAATATATATGAAATTTTTGACGACTTCAAGAAGGTTAAGAATAAAACGGACCGTATTGAGGTTCTACATAAGAACGATTGTAAAGCACTCCGAGACGTATTGATCGGAGCATTCCATCCCTCTATTCAATTCACCGTTGATAAAATTCCAGATTTTAAGCGTGTTGCTATGCCTCCAGGTATGTCTTATGACCATATGTCTGGTGCCATGTCTCGTATCTACCTCTTTATGGCAAATAATCCAAGAGTTCCAGAAGGACTAACTGAAAAGCGTAAAATGGAAATTCTTATACAGATTTTAGAGTCCCTGGAAGAACAAGAGGCTGATGTGTTTATTAGTGTCTTGAAAAAAGATTTGAAAGTTCCATACCTAACGGCAGCATTAGTCAATGAAGCGTTCTCCGACCTACTACCACAATCGTAGATTATTAAAAGAACTTGCCAGTGAAAACACCGAGTTCCGTCCAAAGAAAAAAGATGTTGAAGAATGGTTTGACATTCTCAACGAACAAATCTTTGGAAATAAACTCGAACCTTTTCCTGAGATAAGAGTTAAGAAATCCACATGGTATCATGCCATGTTTTACTACTGGACTGAAAAAGAAGAACAAGATCCTGAATTGGAAATCCATAACTGTTTCAAAAACAAAAAACTATTTGTAGAGATATTAGCACACGAAATGGTACACTATTTTCAGCATACATATAATGAACCAGTTGGCCATGGACCATCGTTCATGGCTTGGAGTGATAACTTTAAACTTAGAGGACTAATACTTTATAAGGTGGCATGACATGAAAGCAGTAAAGTCAAATCTCAATGCAAACAATAATAATAAACTAATGTGGGAAGATGAAGAACTGGTAGACTACCGTGATCCTCGTTTGAATGGTAAGAAGATTGAACGCAAACGACCGGTTCAAAACTGGAAGAAGGCTTGGTCCGAACATTTAGAGGACTTTGACGAAGTGGATGATTTCTTCGGAAAGTAATTGTAAACAAAATAATGCTTGACATTCCTTTTCCCGAGTGTATAATGGTTGATACTGAAACCTTGGGAAAAGGAATAGATCATGTCCTATTTAAGGAATGACAAGGCCTATTTAAAATACTCTCCAATACATACTTTAGATATGGATGAATTGGAGAAAGTTTTAATCAATTCTTATAAAGAATGGAAAAAGGCATATAAATCCCGACATAAGTATGATCCTGCTAATTTTATTCCTATGCGTAATCTTTCGGGTGGTATTGGTGAAGCATTTGCGGAAATGCTGGCAGATGTAACCGATGGATTAAGGATAAATCCTCATCCTGATGGATATCCCGATGTTCTCCCTAATACTAAAGAAGCAAAAAACTGGATTGATACACCTACCTTAGAGAATTTCAAACAAGGTGGATTTGATATCAAGGCCAAGTATATTGGTGAGGGTAGTAAAATTGATGTGAATGCCTCGGCACATCACACACAAACAACTTCCGTTTTAAATGTTATATGGAAGTGGAAAAACAGTGTTCCTTTCATTATTGGTATTGCTTATACCGATAAATTGACTGAACAAGACTGGCCAAATCCTTCAAAAGGTAAAGCAGGTTCTAAAACCACACCATCATGTTCTATCAACAAAACAGGTAAAATAAAGTTAAGAAAAAACTGGTTGTTTATAGACGAGGAATCCGTTAATATACATGGTCTAAATAATCCTAAGGATTGGAATATATGAGATTTAGAGAACGAGCTGAAAGAGATTTCTATAGAACACCTGTTCCTGCCGTTAAACTGGCGCAGGACTTAATGGACCTAAATTTGCGTTGGTGGGAGCCTTGTGCGGGTGATGGTGCCATTAGTAACAATCTATCAGGTATTACTTATGCTTCTGACATATATCCTATGATAAATGATATTGATACTCTTGATATGTTAACCTGTGATAAGCCTTCCAATATTGATGCTGTTGTTACAAATCCACCTTTCTTTGCTCAATATGAGTTGTTGAATCGGTGCTTAAATGAGTGGAAAATACCAGCATTATTATTGATTAGAATTGAACCACTATCCACCCAGAAACGAAACGCATATACCAAACATCTACAAAAACTTCATATTGTTAGTAGTCTAATCAAATTTGAAACTGAAGATGGTAGAATTGTTAATGGCAATGGCACAATAAGATGTGGTTGGTGTCTCTTTACACCAGAAAAAGTTCAATATACGGAAACTAGATGGGTGACATTTCAAAAGAATGTAAACACCCTGCCAATGTAAACAACTGATCTTGGGTGCGACATCCTGTCACACCCTTTCGCTGCCAGTTTACATTGACAATGCCGTTTCTTTATGCTATTCTTAGGCATAATTAGAAAGGTATGTAAACATGAACTTGCTTATTCTCAAAGATGAAAATAAAATTGTAAAAATCCTTGCCGCTTCTACTGATATTAATGATATCCACGAAGCCTTCCATTATGCACAAAACACCATCCTTGCCGATAACATGGATTATATAACAGCAATTGATCTCCTTAAATGCTATAAATCTAATGTAAACAACTGATCCTTGGTGCGACAATCTGTCGCATCTGTTGACAAACGATTTCTCTTGCCTCTACCGTTTCCTTGTGTTAGGATTACCGTATGATAAAAACTCAAAAACGGAAATCTCGCTCTGATCGTAAACATCTTATATACTCTTTGTCTGTAAACGGTCAAGAATATATCGGCATAACCTATGTTGAAAGGTCGGCCGTTAATAAGTCCTTAACAAGAAGGTGGCAGAAACATGTCCGACGGGCCCTCAAAGAAAACAAAGACTGGAACCTATGCGTTGCTATACGCAAATATGGTCCTGACGCCTTTGACATTAGCGTATTGGATGTGGTTCGCGGAAAGTCCGCTGCTCACATTATTGAACGGGAATTAATTCGTAATCGTAAACCTAAACTTAATACGGATGTAAGATAATGAACCATCGTTTTGCTAAGAAGAACCTTGAACTCCGCATTGACACGGTTGATGCCTTGCTTTCATACTTTGAAAATGGCGGTGCTATCACCGTTTGCAAGGCAGGTCGCCGTAGCAAGGCGAATACCTCGTTTCCTAAAGTGGTAGGTAGCGTTGCTCATAAGGGTGCTAAATCAAATAGTCTTAAAAATGCTGGTTTTGCGAAAGGACGTGGATAATGGTTGAACTAATCGTTTTTATTGTATCACTCGCCGTTCCTATCTCTCTGGCGATTATCGCAATAACATCAAGTGAGGATTAATATGTTTGCTTTAGTTTATTCAGAAGGATTTGGTGGTGATAATATTGTTATGGAAACAAGTCGCTCTTGGAATAAATTATATAAAGAACTTGAACGACTTATAAACAAGGAAGATTATCCTTGTTGGGCCATGCAGATTGTCAATTTAGATGAAATGGAAATCGACTATGATAATTATTCTTGGAAAGGACTGAAATTCTAATGTATAAAGATGATGAACAGATGGTACAATGCTTTGCGTTGTTTATGACCTTTGTTGGTCTGGCATTTGGTGTAGGTCTAATCGCTTATTTTGGAGGTTAATATGGAAAAAGCAGAATATCACATTAAGAAGGCTCGCAATATACTGGATGTATATCTAGTTCTTTCTGGCGTCCTCTTAGGTCTTACTTTGTATCCTTTTATTCGAGGTTAATATGGTTGTCTTTTATTCAGAAACGTCAATTTATGGTGAACGTCGAATTGATGCTATTACCTGGTTATACAATACTATTCTACCAGTTGATATCTCATATTGGGCTGTTCCTGGAACTCTGGAGGATTAATATGAAGCAAGTAATCGTATCGGGTTCTTTCCGTTATGTCGCAAAACGTATTGAGGAACTTGATGCTCAAGGTTATAAAATTGTCCGATATAAACAATGGTCCGATGGTAAGTGGACTTATGTGATGGAGAAA